AAAACCACCAGATCTCACCATACCTTGGCACCTTGCAGGCCCATACCTTCTGACGCTGCGAGTAATTTAAATTGTCAAAAAAGTAATTCTGGTTGAACGTGTTTGGGATTTCCTTGACGGTGCCGGCGTACAACAGGAACCTGTCCGAGCCACACCAGTAATAAATCCCGTCATACTCAATCGCGCTCTGGCTAGAAAGAATTGACGACTGACTGCTAATAAGGTCATACCGCCAGTATTGAGCCGGGGTCCCCTGTCCACCTAGGTATGACACCCTAATCAGGCTCTCAAGGCTCCAAAAAAGTCCGGAAGGGGCATTGGTACCACCTCGAACCGGAAGCCCCTGCACGATCTTCCCGGCCGCCACGTTGACCTCGTTGGCGTCTATCCCAACCCAATTCAGCGGGTTGCCTGCGGTGCAGTTTTTTATGAATCCGTTGTTGCCATACGCAAAGATATACGGATGTAATGCGACCACTCCGCCAGACACGTCCACGTTATTATCAAAGGTGGCGGTGATCACCCCGGACGGCACCACGTTAGTGACGACAACCGAGGTGGTGTTAACGCTGACTACCTTTGTATTGGCAGGGACGTTGGTTCCCGTAACGGTCTGGCCAGCGCCAACTAACGGGTTTACGGCGGAGAGGGTTATCGTTGTCGTGTTGTTGCCCGTCACCTGCGCCGTAAAAACCCCAATCTTCGACATTGTCGTGCCGTTGATGTCACCAATCAGGACCGGGGTATTGGTCGTGCTGTCAATCGCCGACAGGTTCTGGCCAGGGTGCGCAAGCAGTGAGCCAACGCCGTTCCCGCCAACGTCGTAAAACCCATCAAACTGCCACAAATTGTTCGGGCTCGCCGTGAAATTGGAGAGGGTAAAGTTCTGAATTCCCTGTCCAGTCCCGATATTGTCAATCGTTAGCTCTTGGACGCCGTCGCTATAACCAGAAAAAATCTGATTGATGCCGTTTGATGAGTTAACCCAAATCCCGCGAGAGGGACCCGTGAGCTGGTCAGTAAGCACCCTATACCCGCCAATCTTTCGAGGGCGATTTCGTTGGAACCTGGCCCACTTAGATGAGGTATAGAAGTTCTTGTCAAATACCGTGCCGTCTCTCTGAACCCCAGCGAGAGTGTTTAAGGAAAAGACCTTTTTCGTCATGCTCAGAAGACCCCAGAAAAGATCCCGCCCGTAAAGTTCCCAGTACCGGAGATGGCCAAGCCAGTCGAGGTCAACCCAAAGAGCTTCACGCCAAGAATCGCCAGGCCAATCTCTCCGGTACCAGGGTAGTACATACCCGTGCTCGACTCAGACAAGAAAGACAAAGACGGGGCCCCGACAGATCCATTGACCAAAGAGACCGAGCTCCCGCCGACAGCCAGCGTCGATGCATTTAGCAGATTGACCGAGTCACACAAAACAATAACCTGCTGATTACTCGGAACGGAAACAGTCGCCGCACCAGCAGCACCAGTCGTAAACGAAATGGCCGACGACGCCTGGTTCGTAATGTAGTAAACCTGAACCGTCTGCGGCAAAACCACCGTCACCGGGCTAGCGATCGTCCCCGTATACTTCTGAATGACGTTGGCGGCCTCAGATGTTGAAAGCGTATAGGTGCCGCTAGTCACAGCCTTCGTAAGCTGCGTAAAGTTAAACAGGGCGCTTCTTCCCAGCCCGACGCTATAAAACGTAGTCCCGGAGCAGCAGACCATGCAAGAATCACCCGGAGACAGCGTCAGGGCGGACGTCCCATCAATTAGTTGGCTAAACCCAGGGGCGACCGACAGGGTTCCCGTGCCGCCGTTCCTAACCAAAAAGAACCAGTCGTTGCCTAGCGTCACGGCTGAATCAAGACTCAACGTCCCCGTGCCGCCTACCCAGACCCTGGCGTCCGCTCGATCTGTCGCAACGGCCGTGTAGTTGTTGGAGAACGTAACAACCTCATGGGCAGAGTTCAACGTCCCCGCGATCGCCTTCACGCCGTACCCAGCCAACGCAGCCGCGTCAACCGACGAGGACCCCACCCCGAAAGAGATCAATCCCCAGGTCCCGGCCGCGGTCGTGTTCGTCGTAATATAAATGTACTTAGACTGCCCAGCGGCAACCGTCACCACGGCCCCCCCCGAGTTGTCAACCACGTTAAACGAGTTCGCCCCCGTATTCCGGATAAGCGAGTCCTCCCCAACAGAGGCCTGGTTCGCCGCCGGTAACGTAATCGTGTACCCCGCAGACGAGGCCGAGACCTCCATGATCCGAGCAATTGACTGCGTCGTGGCTGTGGACGGCCAGGACAGCGTAATGTTCCCGGCAAGGGCTATGCTGCGGTAAGAAACGTCAGTCGGTTGGATGACGTCTCCCGTAAAGGGGCTGATGAAGCTCATTTTAAGAATCCCTTGCGACTGTCTGCCGATCGCCAATCCTGGCCACGTCCGCCGCCTTCAGAACGGCAATAATCTTGTCGTACTGAGCCTGCCACATTGGGGTCCGCTCATCATTCTTTAGAAATGGCATCGCTTGCAAAAGGCTGCCATATAACATCGCCTGCGGTGCGTACTGAGTAAACCAATTCGTCTGGTTCGTTACGTCTAACGGCTGAACCCGCTCGTAATAAAGAACCTCGTAATTATAAGCGACGTCTGGCGTTGGGGCGACGAGCCAGTGTGTGTAATCGTAATCGCAGTAAAACAGCGGGGTCCCGGTCAAAGAAGAATTTGGCCAGTAATTCCTAAGATATTCGTACTTGCGCAAGTAAACAGGCTGCCGCTTGCTGTCGCTAGTTAAGTTTACAGAAACGGTCTTGTACCAACGAACCGGCTTAACAATAATAGGCTCATTCGGGGTCATCGTGCTGGTAACAACATTTAAGTTACCAAGGAACTGAATTTCTGACGCAATTACCTGCTCGGCAAGCATAATGAACGTCGGAATCTTCTCCAGCGTAGCAGTATCCGTTCGCTCAAGGTAAGACGAAATGTCGCTCACTAAGCTGTTGTACGTCATTCCGACTGCCATATAGCCTCCTATTTCGCTGCCACACCCTTGTGCTTCTCAAACGAGCGCATCCCGCCAAAACCAAGCAAACCAGCAAGCAGCGTCATAAGTTGCTCAACCTGAAGATCAGGAGGCGGCGCTAAACCTGCAGGGATCAATTCTACCCCCTGTCCAAACGACCAAATCCATTGCATTAAGGGGTAGCCAAGGAATTGGTAAGCGAGGCCAAGCACCCCAACCCAACCGACAGCAGGGCGCCAGCCAGAGACAAATAGGCTAGTAGACGCCGCTTCGATTTTATTGATATCCACCTGGGCAAGGTCAGTGGCCTGATCAATCCTCTTTTCTTCCAGGTCCAGTTTCCGGTCTTCCAGCGCCATCTGGAGGCGTTCTTTGTCCGTTGTGTATAACGAATCCGCAACTTTGCCAACGCCTTCAATTATTGACCCTATCCCGATTAGATCCATTATTTCAGCCCTTCCAATGTCCTTCGGCACCATCCAAGCAAAAATTTAGATTGCGAACGGTCTTTCGTACAAATTTGCACATAACGGCTAATCTTTGCTAATGCATATGCGGGCAAAAATTTCTCTGCCGTTCAGATGTTTAACCGTTCAATGGTTTTTGGTCCAATTGCTCCGTCTGGGGTGACGCCGACGATGAGCTGGGCAAGCTTGACTGCGACCCCGACTCCGGTGTTGACCGAGAAATTAAAAATTGTTTCTGCGATAGCCTGGTTCGCAAGGTCGTCACCTCGGACGCGATCCCAAAAATTAGTTTTGTAAAAGTCCCTAACCAATTGAGTGGCGCCGCCAAAGTCTTTGCGATCAATGAAGGCCCAGCCAGCCCAATCCGGGTTAGGTTTCCTTGCAATTCCTGCATACGTCTGTCCTCCACGGTCGCCAGGGATGTCAGTTAATTGGTACCCCCCCTCGTCGGCAATTGTTTTCTCAAAAGCAGGATTGAAGTCAGCCATTTTGCTTGTCCTTCATCTTGTTGATAATCTCAAAAGCAGACTTTACTTTTTCTTCTAGTACCGCAACGCGCAAGTCAAGTTTAGACAGCACGATAATTAACGTGACAATGCCCAGCAGCACCGGCCAGGCCTTTAGGAAAAGCTCAATAAGTTCCATAGTCGCCTAGTAATTAGAACCCCGGCAGCTCACCACCGGGGCCCTCTTTTACTCTTCGCCTTCGCCTTCGCCGTCTTCGGTTTCTTCAATCTCTGCGTCTGCGATTTCAAAATTTGCAGAAACGTGAGCGTCAAACAACCGGGTCAGGGTAAATTCGCTGATGCCATTCTCGGCGGCGACTGCGAACGAAACTGAAAACAGAGAATTCAAGGCCTCGAGCGGCGTTGAACC